AGATCAGTCGTAATATTGATGTCCTTGATGATGGTCTACAGTTGCAGTCTAATACCGACTAAGCAAGTAGAAGTAATAACAAAACCATTAGAAAGAACTATTGTTCAACCAATATTACCAAGAGAGATAGATTTAAAAGAACCTTATTGGTATGTAGTATCTACTAAAAATTTAGAAGAGTTTTTAGCATCTATTGAAAAAGATCAAGGCAAGGTTGTATTCCTAGCTATGTCTGTACCAGACTATGAGTTGATGGCATACAACACACAAGAGTTAAAGAGGTATATAAATGAGCTTAAAGAAGTTGTGGTGTACTATCGAAAAGTTACCACTAATAAGTCGGGAGAGTAATATGCACATATCACAGGAAGGCGTAGCCTTAATTAAAAAATTTGAAGGCTGTGAATTAGAAGCTTACGTTTGTCCAGCAGGCAAACTTACAATAGGTTACGGCAGAATCAAAGATGTAAAAGAAGGCGATACTTGTACACAAGAACAGGCTGAAGCTTGGCTTGAAGAAGAGCTTATTGAGTATGAGGATTATGTAAAAAAATTAGTTACAGTATCTTTAGAACAAAATCAATTTGATGCTTTAGTGTGCTGGACTTATAACCTTGGTCCAACTAATTTAAATGATTCAACTATGTTAAAACTTTTAAATGCAGGTGATTATCATACTGTGCCAAATCAAATGAAGCGTTGGAATAAAAGCAATGGTGAGGTCCTAGAAGGTTTAGTTAGAAGAAGAGAAGCAGAAGCTTTGCTTTTTGAAGGCGAAGCATGGGAGACAGTCTAGATGCCTTTGGTTAAGTTTCAATTTAAACCCGGAATTAATAAAGAAGTTACTGCTTATGCAAATGATGGTGGCTGGTTAGATTCAGATAAAATTAGATTTAGATTAGGTCGCCCAGAAAAAATAGGCGGTTGGGCAAAAAATTCACCTAATACTTTTGATGGCACTTGTCGTGCTATACATACTTATAAAGACACAGACTTAACTCATTACAATGTTTTGGGTACACATCAAAAATTGTATGTCCAAGAAGGTGATACTTTTTATGATGTAACTGCAGTAAGAAATACAACTGCTGCAGGTGATGTTACTTTTGCTATATCAAATGGCTCTTCTACTTTGACAGTCAATGATACTAATCATGGTTGCAACCCCGGAGATTTTGTTAGATTTAGAGGTGCAGTAAGTTTAGGTGGTAATGTAACTGCAGCAGTTTTAAATACCGAATATAAAGTTTTAGCTAACGTCAATGCAAACTCTTACACTATAGCACTAGATGTAACTGCAAATGGTTCTGATAGTGGTAATGGTGGCGGTAGTACGGCTGGTCAGTATTATATAAATGCAGGTCTTGATCAATTTGTATCTGGTACTGGTTGGGGTGCAAGCACATGGGGAGATAGTACCTTTGGTAGCACCAGTCCAGTAGCTGTAAATAATCAATTGCGATTATGGTCAATAGATAATTTTGGCGTAGATACAGTAGCAATTCCTAGAGGTGGTCCTTTGTATGTTTGGCAAAGTGCAACTGGCACAAGTGCTGGTACATCAGGTAATGGTTTTTTTGATGCTAATAGAAGTGTACTGGCAAGTTCTTTAGCTGGTGCTTCTGATTGTCCTATAGCTGCTTTTCAAGTTATGACTTCAGATGTAGATAGGCATGTACTTGCTTTTGGTTGCAATCCTATAGGTAGCTCAACTATTGATCCTTTGTTTGTAAGATGGTCTGATTCAGAAAGTTTAGTTGATTGGACACCATCTGCAACTAATTCATCCGGTGGAGTAAAATTATCATCTGGTAGTCAAATTATTGGAGCAATATCTACTAGACAAGAAACTCTAGTTTTTACTGATGCTAGTATATTTTCTATGCGATTTGTTGGCTCACCATTTTATTTTTCTTTTAATGAGATAGCTAGTGGTATAGGTATGATAGCTCCAAAAGCTGGTGCTTCAGTAGGTAACATAGTTTATTTTATGGATGATGGAGCTTTTTATCGTGCTGCTGGTAATGTAGAAAGATTGCCATGTACAGTTTTAGATTATGTTTTTAGTGACATGAACAAAGGTGCTAGATTTAAATTTTTTGCTGCTAATAATGTTGAGCATAATGAAGTTATTTGGTTTTATGCTTCTAGTTCTAGTACCGAAATAAATAGATATGTTACTTTTAACTATGCAGAAAATGTTTGGGCAGTTGGCACAACTAGTAATAACTTTACTCGTACAGCTTGGGATGATGCACCAACTTTAACTAATCCTTTAGCTGCAGGTAAGTTAGATACTACAGATAAAAATTATTTATATAACCATGAATTAGGAAACTTAGCAGATGGCACAGGTTTTCCTGCTTATATAGAATCTGCTGATATAGATTTAGACCCTGCAGGAGAACAGTTTATGTATCTTTCTAAAATAATACCTGACATAGAATTTCAAGATTCATCAAATGCAAATGATACAGTTAGTTTAGTTTTAAAAGGTAGACGCTATCCCAATGAAACACTAAGCACTTTATCTACTTCTGCTTTAACAGCAGCAACTAATTATAAAAATACTAGAGGTAGAACTCGACAAGTAGCAGTAAGAATAGAAAATGCCGATGGTGATTTTAAATGGCGTTTAGGTGACACAAGATTTGAAATAAGACCAGATGGAGCAAAATAATGTCTAGTAAATCAGCACCCCCTTTACCCTTGCCTTTACCTGATTATGAATTAATTAATGAACAAATAACTAGAAGAACTATAGAGCAACTGTTTCAAGATGTATTTAGTGAAATAAATGGAGTAGAAAGTTTAAAAACCTCTGCAGCTTCTAAAGCAGTTAAACGACATCAGTTTCTATTAATGGGAGCAAAAGGTAATGTCTGATAATTTAAAAGTTTTAGGACAACAAGCACCAGCAGGAACTACCGAAACTATTCTTTATACTGTGCCAGCAGCTACACAAACTACTATTAGTTCTATAGTCGTTTGCAATAGATCAGGCTCGGGTGTGACTTATAGAGTTAGTGTTGCAGTAAGCGGTGCAACTACCAGCAATAAAGATTATTTATTTTATGACAAAGCTTTAGCAGCAAACTCATCAGATACAATAGTTATAGGAATAACAGTTACAGAAACAGATAGAATTAATGTATATGCCAGCAATGGTAATTTAAGTTTTACAGCTTTTGGTTGTGAAACAACGGAGGAATGATATGAATGATCTTCAACAGCAAGTAAAAAATATAAGCCAACAAGGAAGGTTTGGTGATACTACACTTGTGCATATGAATCCCGCAGAAGTGCGAGGACTTGCACAAATGGGTCAACTCACTACTAATCCTAATACAGGCTTAGCTGAAGCTTTTAGTTTAAGCGATGCTTTAGCATTTGCTGCTCCAATAGTTGGCGGTATTTTTGGTGGACCAATGGGTGCAGCACTAGCATCAGGTGCAGTAACTACTGCTCAAGAAGGTAGTCTTAAAGAAGGAATCAAAGCTGGTCTTTTATCTTATGGTTTAGGGAGTGCTTTTAGAGCAGCCGGTGCTGCAGCACAAGATACAACTGCATTTACAGACTCTTTAAAAAGTGCAGGTACAACAGCAGCAGATGCTACTGCAACACAATTAGATGCTGCTACTAAAGCTGGTGCAGAAGCATCAAAAAAATTCTTAACAGGAAGTACATCTTTAGCAAATCCACAGGCATTTACTGCGGAAGGATTTAAAGCTGGTGCTAGTGAAATGTTTGGCACACCTTTTGCAGGACAAGGTCCTTTGCAAGCTATAGGTAATGTAGCAGAAGGATTGACAGACCCTAGAGCTTTCTTACCATTAGCTGCTGTAGGCACGGAGGCTGCATATTCGGCTGCTGAAGAAGATATGCGAAAAGGTATAACTGCAGCAAATGAAGATAGAGAAAGAAGAAAACTACAAGGATTTATGGATAATCCTGAACCAGTCATATTTTCTGCAAGCGGAGGTTTAACGCAATTTGCAAATGGTGGCGATACTGATAATGAAGATATAGTTTTAAATGTACCGCAGAGACAAACTTATGCAATTAATCCAGATTTTAGAGCAGGCTTTGAACCAGAAACAATGTACTTTGATCCAGCTACTATAAATCCTTCTTACGCTGCTTTAACTAATCAACCAGCAGATCAAACTTTAGGACCAGTAACTAGTGCAAATCTTGATCCTAATCTTTTAAACACACCACAGTATGCAAGCAAAGGCGGTTATGATAGTACAAATCCTATGATGCCTATGTCTATGTTACCTACTCAACCTATTGATCCTTACACAGCATATACAGGTGTTGAGCCACCACAATTATTAGACGAAACAACAAGAACTATGGCTGAAGGTGGTGATACTGATTTACCAAATCCGGGTCTTGAAGCTTTACAAAAAGTTGCTCCTAATGTTGTTAAAAAAATGGGTTACCAAGAAGGTGGAGATACTGATAATTTAATGGCAGAAACTAGAGCTTTTATTTTAGGTGAATCTGATGATGAAACTGTAGTAGAAAGATTTATAGAAATGTATGGAGTTGAAGCTTTTATGCAACTTAGAGATACAGTCCTTAAAGAAATAACTAATCCGCAAGCACAAACATCTGGTCTTATAGAAGGACAAGGTAATGGCGGAATGGATGATGACTTGCTTGGCAGTATAGGTGGCAAAGAAGCTATTGCAGTTTCCCAAGATGAGTTTATTGTACCAGCCGATGTGGTTTCAATGTTAGGCGATGGCAGTTCAGATGCTGGTGCAAACAAACTCTATAAAATGATGGATGATGTTAGAAAAGAAAAGACTGGTACAACTCAACAAGCTGGCATGATAAATGATCAAAGGGTAATGCCAACATGAATCAAGTAGCAAAAATACAAGAATCAACTTATGACTACAGCATTGTTACTGTAGATCAATTAATTTTAATTTGGGATGGCATAAAAAAAATGCTAGAAAAATCATGCAAGCGTTCTAATGGCAGAATAACTGTAGATGATATTTTTTATGAAGCTCTTAATGATAGAAAAAAAATCTGGATAATATTTGAAAACGACCAGTTCAACATTAAAGGCGTGTTAGTAACAGAGTTTTATGAATACCCTACGGGTAAACGTATGTTAAGTCTTGAGCATGTAGCTGGAGAAAAAATGGAAGAGTGGGTAGAACTAGGTATAGATGCTTTAGAACAATACGCTAAAAATAATCAATGCGATGGTGTTGAAAGTATAGGGCGTGCAGGATTTTGGAATTGGGTTAAAGATAGACCTGATTGGAAAAAGCTAGCAATCTTTTGTGAATACGAGGTAAACAATGAGAAAATTTAAAGGCGGTGGTTCAGCACCAGCACCAAGCAGTCAAACTGTTGTACAAACTAATTTGCCTGAATATGCAGAACCATATTTTACTAGACTATTAGGTAGAGCCGAAGGAGAATCTTTACAAGGATATACACCTTATGGCGGACAAAGATTAGCAGATTTTACTGGTGATGAACAACTAGCACAACGTATGACTGCAGGTTATGCTACTGCTGGCACTCCTAAAGCATTGACTGATGCAACTAACATAGCAGGCGGTATTGCCGGTGCAAATTATGGTGCAGGACCTATGCAATATAGCAGTCAGTTTCAAGTTGACCCATATCAACGTATAGGTTTTGAAGAAGGGGTTTCTAGATTTATGAACCCTTATCAGCAAAATGTTACTGACATAGTAAAGCGTGAAGCAATAAGAGATTCAGCCATAAGAGGACAAGACATTGCTTCTAAAGCAACAACTACTGGTGGTCTTGGTGGTTATCGTGAAGCTATCTTACAAGGTGAAAGAGAAAGAAACTTAGGTCAAAGATTAGATGATATACAAACTAAAGGCAGTCAAGCAGCATACAATCAAGCAGTACAACAGCTTGCTAGAGAGAGAGGTCTTGGTCTAAAAGAATCTGCTTTGATGGAACAACTAGGACAAAGTCAAGAAAAATTAAGGCTAGCTGGAGTTGGTGTTGATCAAGCGGGAGCTAAAATAGGTTTAGCTGGCAGTCAATTACTAGGTGATCTTGCTGGTGAAACACAAAAAGATGCTCTTGCTAGAATTGCTGCTTTAGATAAAACAGGCGAAAAACGAAGAGCTATGGAACAAGCTGGTTTAGATATGGGTTATGAAGATTTTTTGCGTCAACAAAATTACACTAGAGATCAACTAGGATTTTTAAGTAATATTTTACAAGGCTTACCAGTACAACCAAATCAAATACAGTCTACTTATGCAAGACAACCTACTTTGTTTCAATCATTGTTAGGTGGTGGTTTACAAGGACTAGGTTTATACAAATCATTAGCGGGATAACAATATGTCTAATTTAATAAAAGCAGCAGAAGAACTAGAGTATGTGCCAAAAGAAGATTTAATTCGTATGGCAGAATCAGGTGATAGTAGATTTCCGCCTTATTTAGTTTTATCAGAAATACAACGCAGAACTCAAAATGAAAAAGCTTATAGTGCAATGCAACCACCGCCTACTACTACAGTAGCTGAAGAAAAAGTTGCAGAGTTTGCACAATCTGGTTTAGGAGGCATGGCTTCTCCACCTTTCTCTCCTCCCCTAAAGGATATGTCCATGTCTCCACCTATGCAAATGGCAGCTAGTGGTGGTTTAACTGGTTATGCAAATCGAGGCAGAACTACTTATCAAGGTACATTTTCAAAAATTGACGATGAAGCATTTTCAAATATTTTTGCACCAGCTACAGGTCTTGCAGGTCAAAGAACAAGAGACATTATGTCTAGCTTACAAGCTAACCCTTCCTATGCTAATGTGTCTAATATACTTTTTACTACACCTTTAGCTGGTTTTGGTAGAAGAGAAGGTTTTGATGAAAATGAATTAAGAAAAGATTTGACTATGTCTTTACTAGACGGAGAAGAAGCTTTTAAAACTAGGCTTAGTGAAGTAAAAGGTGAAGGCAGAATATCAAATATACAAGAGAAAGAAATATTAGATGCTTATACAGCACCACCTACTATCGCATCAAAAGAAATCAAAGGTGATCAAAATAATGATAATCCTTTTTTAATTCAAGATGGTGATGGTAAACCTCCTCCAAACGAAACTACGACACCAACAACAGATGTGTTTGGCACATTAGATGAACTTAGAAAACGTATGAAAGATGTTGAGTATAAATCTCCAACTGCTGACGATTTAAAAGATGATAGAATTTCAAGCACTCTTATGTATTTAGGTTCTTTGATTGCAGGTTCAACCGATAGAAAAGAATTTGGACAAGGTCTTGCTGACTTGACTAGTAAAGTCGTAGCTGACAAAAGAGCTGATGATAGATTCTTGAATGAAGCTAGGTTAAAAGAAAGAGGTTTATTAAGTGCTGACTTGCAATTAGCAACAGCTTTAGAAACTTTAAAAGTTAAAGCAGTACAAGCTAACAATACCGCAGCTAAAAATAAAATTGATGAAGCCCTAGGAATGATTCAAGCTGCAAATCTTGCCGATCAAGACACAAGAAAAAGATTGCTAGAAAAAGCAACACAAATCTTTTTAGGTTTAAGTGGTGAAAGCACAGCAAGTCAAGCTGATGTTGATGCTATTGTTGGCGGTGCTAAAAGCTAATGCAGAGAATAAATTTACCAGATGGCAGATTTGTAGAAGTACCTGATGATATAACCAGAGAACAAGCAATAGATTTGCAAAATCTTTTAGCCTCTGAATATCCAGATAACTATTCTCCTTATCGACCAGACCCAGAAACATCTTTAGGTGGTGATGCTCTTGAAGTTATCAAGGGTGTACCTAGAGGTTTGGCTTCTACATTTTTGTCTGCTGGAGAAGGTATAAATAATTTATTCGATTCTGGCAATGACAATGATCTAGGAGTCTATTTACGAGACCTACAACAAGCTCTTAATGAAAGTAGTATTGGTCCATCAGAAGGTTATGAAGACAGGTTTAGTTCTAAACTAGGACAAGGTCTTGGTTCATTTGCATCGTTTATGATTCCGGGAACACTAGCTGCTAAGACTGCAGGTCTTGCTGGTAAAGCTGCCAAGGTATCAGACACTTTAACTAAAGCTGGTAAATCAACAGATGAAATAAGCAAAGCAGTTAGAAAAGTTTATCGACCACAAACCTATTCAACTCTGGCATTAGCAATGCCTGTCGGTATAGCAGAACAAGGTCGTAATATTAGAGAAGCCGAAGCACTAGGCGAAGATGTTTCTGGCGGACAAGAATTATTTGCAGAAATATTAGGTGCTGGTATTGGTGCATCAGAAATATTTGCACCACAAAGATTGTTAAGAAGCATAGACAAAGCAACTGCTGCTAGATTAAAAGTACCACAAAGATTAGTTGAGGCTTTACAAACTGGTGGAGTTGAAGGTCTACAAGAAATGACTGCTGGTATATTACAAGATGTAGTTTCTAGAGGAGTTTATAGTGACAAGCTACCAATAGGAGATTCTGCTTTAGATGATGCAACTGTAGGTGGTGCTACAGGTTTTATAGCTGATTTATTTTTGCGAGGTATTGCTGGCAGAAAATCTTTAGGTAGTCAGTATGAATTTGAAAAAGAAACAGAAGCAAGACAGCAAGAAGATGAAGCTCGTAACAAAAAGAAAAAACTTTTTGAAAGTATAGAAAATGACAGCGATATAGAAAATCTACAAATATTGACTGAAGAAGAAGCACAGCCACTCGTTGGTCCAGTTAATGACAATATAATTCCAGAAGTTAACGAAGCAAAAAAAAATATAGTTGAAGATGAATTAGACAAACTTCCTGTGTTAGAAGACTTAATTATTGAGACTCAACAAAAAGCTAATATAAATACTAAAGAGTTTGACACAATATTTAATCTAATAGGTTCTGAGACTGGTCAAATATTTGCACAGTTTAATGATTTTGAATCTGCTCAACAAGCTAGACAAAAAATAGCTGCAGGAATATCTGCAGATTTTATTGATAGTTTAGCTGATCAAACTGCCGATATAACTGGATTTAAAAATAATGGCACGATAAGAGCTTTAGGTCGTAAACTTTACAACCCTCAATACAATACAATTGATGCTAAAAATATAGCTATAAATGATTCTAGAAGCAGTCCATCTGCAAAAGAACAAGTAAAAATTCAAGAAGAAATAAATAAAACTAAAGCTGAAATTGAAAAAGAAATACAAGCAGTACAGTTAGCTGGTGCTGGTTCAGTAAGTCCACAAACCTTAAAAAAATTAGAACGCTTAGAAAAAAAAATAATGTCTTTGTCTTTTGTAGATTACAAACAAGGCAAACAAAGACTAGTAAAACAAAAAAGAAAAGACTTACCACCTTTAGAACAACTTTATGAAAGAGCTGATAAATTAGGTATTGGAAGAAAATCTTCTTACACAATTAAAGAAACAAAAAAACTTTTAAAACCTGAAGATTTTAATAATGTAATTTCTGAAAAAGCTAACATAATTTATAAAGTAGATGAAAAAACAGGAGTCATTAAATCAATACAACAAGACGCTGACAAAATAGATGTAAGTCGTAAAGCATTGCAAGATACTTTAAGTAGTAAAAGAATAAGAACTAGAATAAACAGTCCTGAGTTTGAGTACATAGCTGAAACATTAGTTGGAGAAAAAAACTTCAACAAGATGAATCGAGGACAAAAAGAATTATTAATAACTAGACTTAAAGGTTTGCCAATAATGTCTGATTTAGCTACAGGTTCTTTTGATGCTTTGCAAAAATTACCTGATATGAAACCTAGAGAATATACTGCTCAAGATGTTCGAGCTTTTTATCGAGGTATAAAAAATGAACCAAGTGCTAGAGCTGTAACTGACAAAGAAATAGATGCCTTCTTTAATCTAAGAGACAAACAACTTAATAAAAAACAAAGAGATCAATTTAAAAAAGATTTAGTTGAAAGTGGTAGAGCTATAAAAGTTGGCAATAGAGTACGTTTAAATCCTGACTTTGAAAAAATACAAGCACAACGTAGTACACCTTTCTTTGAAACTGAAGCAGAGTATTTAGCTAGATTAAATAAATCAGGATTGCCACAGGAAGTTATAAAAGAAAAAGTTGCTGTTCAATTATTAGAAAATAAAAATAGATTAGCCATACCTCAAGTTGATCCTAATAATACTGAATCACAAATTAGTGAAGAAGCTAGGGAAGAGTTATTAACTAGAATAGATGAAAGACTAAAAGGTTATGGGATAGCAAATGATGTAAGAGTCAGAATAGTTAATGGCATTAGATCAAGCAGAAAGTTAGGTTTAACTTCAAGCGGTCAACCATATTTTAAAGCTAAAACAAAAGATGAACAAACTGCAGAAATGGAGTTTGATCAAAACTTAACCGATCTATTTATCTTTAGTGAAAAAATATCAAAAGATATTGATGGCACACCAGAACAAAGAGAACAAGTTATAGATAGAGTATTAGCTAATATAGACCATGAAACTATTCATGCCTTAATAAAATTAGATTTAATTACTGAAGCTGAATATCAAAACTTATTAGAGTTTGCTATTACAAAATTAGGATCAATGAATGTAACCATTGATGGTAAAACCATGACTGAGTTGCAAAGAATTAATCTAGCTTATAGAAACCTTACAAATCAAGATGCTTTAAATGAAGAATACATTGCCGAAATGTTTAGATTGTATCGTGATAATCCTAAAGATTTTCAAAGCAAACCTAAAACTACTATAGAAAAAATATTAAATTTTTTTGCTGGTTTTGTAGAAGCTATAACTGGTTCAGTTTTTCGTAGTCCTTTAAGAGTTTTAGAAGATATAAGAACAGGTACTATCGGAGCAAGAAGTAGAAATACACAACGTAGTTTACGAACAAGCAGAAGAATATATGGTCAAGCATTATCTATAGCTGAAGCTAACCAAGCAGATGAACCTATTAATCCAGAAGATCAATTTGATGAAACTGTATTTGATGAGCCTGCCCAAATAAGAAGAGGGTTGGCTGCTCGAGATTTATTAGGAGAATCTGATTTAGAAAATGATGTGCTTGCTGCATTTAGAAGAACCAATGGCAGAATAACTGCAAAAGATTTTCAAGATATATTTAAACGCTACAGTCCAAGAGGAACTGTACCACCCTTCAAAGATTTAAAAGAATTACAAAAAGATGTTCAAGATGCTTTGCGTATTGGTGTTGATGCTAATTGGTATCAGCGTTGGTCTTTGCAAGTACCGAATATCGTAGGTGCAGTAAATGTAAATGAATTTAGTGGTGTCTTTGGAATAACTTCTGAGCAGACAACTCCAGAAAAAAACTTTCAGGATGCGTTGAATACGATGATTACTGCAAGAGAAATTAATCCTGATACTAATAGAAAAAAATTCATTGCTAAACTTAGTGAATTAAACGTAGGTAAAAGAAACAAGAATAGATTAAATCGTGTTGCAGATTTATATAAAGAAGGCATGTTTTTTAAAAAAGGTTCTGGACAAAAAACTCTTTTGTATGCACAAACTATAGAGCAGGGAGCTTCTAATAAATTTGTACCCTTCGGTGTAATAGATATACACATGCTAAGAAAACTTGGCTTAATACCTGCAGGCAAAAAATTAACTGCTGCACCTAATATTTCTTATCAAGTCGGTAATGCTATGTTAAAAGCATTGTCTAGTTTAGATTATATTGTTGATGGACAAGTAACACAGATACCTGATGTAAGTAAAATACAAGCATTGTTATGGGGTCATCAAAGATATACTGGTTCTACTAAAATTCATAATCAAGGCAGCTATGATGCTGCAGCAGCACAGAGTAAAACTCAAATAGCAAAAATAAAAGAGATGAAAAAAACTGGCAAGTGGAATACCAAAGCATCTTTTAATGATAAATTTTTATATGGTTCTAGATTTGTAAACAATAACAACACATTTGATACCGACACCAAACATAATTTTACTAATGCTATTTTAGGAGCAGGTACTAAAGTTGTTAATGAGTTTATGCCCGGCAGAGCTAGAGATTATGTACCTGATACTCTTATTATCTCGCAAGATATTAGAAACAAATTTTATTTTAAAACACTCAATGCTTTATCAACTGGTAATCAACTTAACTTTTTAGCTGAGTTAGGAATACCACATCAAATAACTTTAAGTGCTGGTAGTTGGCAAGGTGAATGGAATCCTAATCTTTTATTAAGCCTGCCTATGACAGGTATGCCAACACAAAGAGCCATAGCAAAATTAATTATGGATGCTACCTTACAGGACAGCAATTTAATAATTAAACCATCTGCACAAGGGATAACAAAAACAGGTATTTATTTAGAAAAAGCAAATGGTGCTGATTTTTCTGAACAAGAATTAACCGAAGTTTTAAATACAGTAGATGCAAATGTTTCACTAACAGGTGGCACAAACTTTACTGTTATGCCACATAAAGGTGTAAATGGTTTGACTTTTATTCATCCTAAATCTTTTAGTAATGAAATGACTGCAGAAGACTTAGAACAAATGTTTAAATTTTTTAAAGACTATTTTCCAGCATCAGGTTATACTGTTAGTAATTATGGACAAGAATCAGAATTCTTCGAATATAACGAAGGCGAAGCTCGAGGAGCTTTGCAAGAAATACAAAGTCAAGACACTTCCCTCGAACCATCCGATATACAAAGAGCAGCCATCCGTACTCTTTACCTCCCGTTCCATAGAGTCTACGAAGACTTCGCAAAAGAAGTAGGCTTTACTGCTCGTACAGATAAAGCTTACGAACTACCTGATAGTGCAATCCAGCCTTTAAATGGTGCTGTTGATAAAGCAGAGATAGATGCTATCGTAGAAATAGATAGACAAGTAAGAAACACTAGACCTACTGCTCGCCCTAGATTTAATAATAATGCTAGCGGTTTTGCTAAGAAAGTTGCTGTAGACTTTGAGAAAGGTAATTTAGATTACTTGGATATACCTACCTTTAAAAGATCAGATACTACTGTGCCACCCGGCTATGAAAAGTTATTTGATGATATGAAAGCTACCACTCAAGAACCTAAAACTTTTTGGGAAAGCATATCAGAAAATGTTGAATGGACTGAAAGTGCTAGCAGATTCTTAACAAGAATGAGAGCTAGTTATGTTTTTAGTTATGCAGCTATAGAAAAAAATATAGGCAAAGGAGCTAGAAGTTCATCAGAAATTGCTCAAGATGAAGCTAGAGCAAGGACTGGTGCATTACAAGCTTTATTATTATCAGACAAATCTAAAGGTGTTTTTGGTGCAATGTTAAATCATGGTGTACCTACCTTAGATAAAGGAGTAGTAAGCGTAACAAAAGACAAACGCCTTTCACTTATAAATATATTTGGACCTTTAATTAATGAGATGAGAGAAACAGGTGTTGATCTAGAAAATACTTTTAAGGTTTATGCTATTGCAACTAGAGGAGTTAAATTAGATGAAAAAGGTATTGAAATACCTATGACTCCTGAACAGATAGAAGAAGGCTTAGAACTAGGTAATCGCTATTCAATTGTTAAAGATACTTTTAATCTTTATCAAGAACAAAATGCTTACATAATTGATCTATTAGTTGATTCGGGATTAGCTTCTAGAGAACCTAACTATACTGAGATTAGAAAAGAATTATTAGAATTAGGTATAGACAGAGCAAAAACTGCAGATAATGAAACACTTATAGAACTAGCCACAGAAAGAAATAAGGTTTTAAAAACTGCAGACAAAATAGAACTCAGACCAACTGCAGAAGTATGGAAAGACAATGCAGACTATTATCCTTTCTATCGTGTTATGGCAGATGAATCTATACAAGGTCCAAACATAGGAGCTGGTTCTCTTGGCGGTAACCCTTTAAATCAAAAACTAAAAGGAAGCAAAGAAGCATTAGAAGCCTCGCCTTTGTCAGTCATATTTAAAAATCAATTGGCTATAGTCAATGCTGCTATGAAGAACGATGCTCATAGAAAATTAGTTAGAAACTATATTAGAACTAAGAGTGATGATCCAGACAATGAATATCGTGCAAAAGAAATAAGTTCTAAAGAAGCACAAGGCTCAGATGTTATACCTATTTATGTTAACGGAGTTAAAAGATTTTTTAGAGTTGAAGACCCAGAAATGTTATATGGCTTAACAACTGCAGGTATTTTAAATGAAAATACAATAGTTAAATTTTTATCTTTACCAGCTACTGTGCTTCGAGAGACTGTCACCCGAGACCCCGGATTTATAGCGGTTAATATGTTTCGTGATACTTTATCAGCCTTTGTTACAAGTGGTGCTAACTTTACTCCTGTAATAGGAACGCTCAAAGGTTTTACTGAAGACATGGAAAACTTAGAACGCTTTGGTATTTTAGGTGGTTATGATTATTCAGCCGATGCTTTAAGTGTAGAAAAATATGTCAAGCAACAATTTAGATTAGCAGGCAAAGATGGTAGAGGAGCAATGAATCCTACTACTATGGCACTCAAGCTATGGGATTTTCTAGGCAAACAAACTTATAAGTCTGATGGTGCAACTAGACAAGCAGTTTATAAAGGAGTTTATGAACAAACAGGTGATGAAGTTGAAGCAGCTTTTCAAGCAGGAGAAATAATTAACTTCTCAAGACGAGGCAATGATCCATTAGCAAGGGTAGTCTTCTCAGCTATTCCATTTTTAAATGCTAGAGTTCAAGGACTTGATGTCTTGTACAGAAGTATGACTGGTAAATATTCTGCTAAATATCCGGGAGCGTCTGCCACCTTTAACAAGCAAATGCAGAACCAAATCATCAAAGGTTTTATCACCCGAGGTGGTTTCCTAACTTTATTGACGGCTATTTACTACGCTTTAGTTAGTGACGATGACCAATACAAAGAACGCAGAAGAGAAGAACGAGATGATCATTGGATGATCTTCAGAGAAAAAGGACAAGAACCTTTGAAACTACCAGTACCTTTCGAGGTCGGTCTCCTGTTTAAGACTATCCCAGAAAGAATTATGGATACAGTTGTTGGCAGTTCTACTACTGGCGACCTGACTAGCACCTTAAAAAGAGGTGCATTCAATACTTTAGCCTTAGACCCATTAGGTTTTCAGGCAATCAAACCTATCATGGAAGCTTATGTAGATAACAAGAGTGGCTTTACTGGTAGTCCAATAGTGCCACAGTATATGGAAAGCGGTCTTGAACCCTTTGAACAGAGCAGAGAAACTACTAATGAACTAGCTAGAGTGATTGGTCGTACCTTTAATATGTCGCCAATTAAACTTGAGTATGTAATGAATGGTTATGGTGGTACATTAGGTGGCTATGTTCTGAGCCTCATAGATGCCTCTCTAAGGCAAATTACTGGGGAAGATTACATAACTCCTAGGATAGATCAGTTGCCTCTCCTGAAGCGTTTTATAGCTTCTCCGATTGGTGGCGGTTTACAACAACAATTCTACGAACT